CTCTGTCGCAATGCCCGTGCTCGAAGTTCCATCTGCATGGCCCGAAGAGTGATAGTCAGCTCCTGGAACATGGTCTTAATACGGAACACCAAGCTTGACATCACATTGATGTTTAACCCGCCATGCGTAAGCTGCCAGAACACACCAGTAAGCGCTCCAACAAGACCGACATTAACCATGTCTCCGATAGCATCAAAGTTTCCTTCAGAGAAAGATTCCTTCAAGCTATCCCACCAACCAGAAAATGACTCTTTAACTCGATCAATATACCCCATCAAGAAATCACCAAGCTTTTGGAATCCCTGCTTAATACGATCCCAAGTGCCAGATAACCGATCTCCTGCAGAAGAAATACTGTCTAGCCTGTCACTGATTCTACCAAATCGACTATCCATGCCATCGACATTTGACGATGATTCAGGCCCAAACAGCTGCCCAAACCACTTTGCCATGTCCCTAATGGCATTACTAAACGCTTGGATTGGGCCAGAGTTAGAAACGGTCGCCATAAACGACGACACCTTTTCTGCAACATTAGCAAAGAACTCTTGAATCGCCCCGCCATCAACCAAAATCTCTTTAAGATGCATGAGCATCTTACCAAGGCCACCGGCAAATCCTAAAGCTGCGCCGGCGCCACCAGAGAGTCCACTGATGAAAGCCCCAATAACACTGGCAACCCCCTTGATGACTTCCCAACCGATTGCCAAAACTGAGAACACCCCACGGAACACATTCCGTACCTGATGCCCAGTCTTGGATGCAATCGAGAAGTTACCAATGAAGTCTCGAATAGCACGACCAATCTTATGCAGCTCTGACACAGACTTAGATGGAAATATGTCAGTGAATGCTTGTTTGATAGGCCGAACGATGTTCATGATTGCGTGGTAGATACCAAGCAACATGTCCGGAACCCACTTAAGCGCTGCAGTGAGCTTCGTGAAGTCAATCCCTTCGATGAATTTAGCAATATTGATGCTCTTGAAGAACACAAATCGCTTGAACACATCGAGAAGGGGCTGTAACGATTCTTTGACCTTGTCGATCGCAGGACTAAGAGCGTTAAATATAACTCGAAGTCCAGCAAACGTAGTAGTAAACGCATCAGCACCAATTCGAGACAAAGCGGCTCGAAGGTTAGCTAGCGAGCCCGTGAAAGTTTCGTTTGCCCGAACAGAGTGATCTCCGAACGCCTCTTCCATCTTGTTAGAGAACGTCTCGAAGTCGATCGAGCCTTCCATGGCCATCTGTCGAAGTTCTTCAACAGTCACACCCATAGCTTCTGCGATCTTACCAATACCCAACCCACGAAGAGCAAACGAGTTCAAGTCGTTCGTGGTGACTTTACCCAAAGCGGCAATGTTCTGAAAGATGCCGCCCATTTCGCTAAAGCTTCGGCCTGTAATGGCAGCGACACCAGCAACGCCACGTAGGGCTCTGGTCATTTGTTCGCCAGAGTCGATTCCTGCGGCACCGAATACGCCAGCAAGCGTTGCGGCTTCACCAAGCCCATACGCCGTGCCTCGAACAGCGTCCAATGCGCTGTCCATGGTGGCTTCGACATCCATACCCAAGCCCTTGAACAGGAACTGCGCCTGTTCGATCTGAAGAGCCCTAGTGCGACCACCCTCAATCAGTGGGTTAAGTAATCCCTGAACAACACCTCTACCCGCATCAATTGCAGCGTTTGAAATTCTCTGAAGAACGGAGAAAGCAACCACACCCATAGCATCGAACTTACTAGAGATGTTATCGACACCAACGCCGATTTGCTCAAGATTCACCGAGTCTGCTTGCGCCTGTAGCCCAGCAAATCCGTTGTTCGCATTGAACTGCTGAATCGTAGCCGTCATCTGTTCGATGCTTCGCATTGTCTCAGCCATACCAGCCTGAAACTGCGAGTTATCAAAGTTCAGAGATACTACTTTGTTGTCGATGCTACTCATTGGGTCACCTCCTTCATAACTTCATTGATGATGTCGTCCATAACCGGTCTGATGGCTGGATTGATGAAATCTCTTCCTTCAACCCAACCACCAGTACCAGTTCCATGCCCATACTGCAAGAGTAGAACTACATTCTGTCCACCCTCAATGTCATCGTTGTACCAGGTTAGCGTGTACCCGCCAGTTGTTCCTTGTACTTCATATCGCCAAGAACCGGCGGCCAATCCTGTATCTACTGGTGTTGCACCAGACAACGCCGCTACCCCTTGTTCACCGCCTCGATGCAAGGCTCTGGTGATTGGGTCCGGAGACATAGCTTTCTCAAGCCATTTCTTTGTCCCATCAAACAATCCTGTGTCTGGTGAAAGCTTAAACATAGTTATCTCCCATGTAAATCACTTCCATTTTGACTGTATTGGATCAATACTCTGAAGGATCTGCTTGATAGTGGAAAGCATAGTGGACGTTATCAACGGTTCTTGTGGTGGGGCTAGTTCTACTAGGAACTGTGGCCGATAGAAACAACCCACCTTCCATAGCCCCAATTGCTTTACCAACATCGGCATTTAACGGGTCGTTGGAAATATTACCACAGAAGTGAAGACAGCCAGCGTTATGCCTAAAGTCACTCATACCAGCACTAACGTTGCCAATAGGAGTATACCCGTTGTCGTCATAGTTCACTCCGTCTACAGGAAGAAGTAACTTATACACGCTAGCAGTCCCCTGAGAGGGGGATCCGGCGGTGTCCCATCGAATGGTGGCCCCACCAGTAACTCGGCCCTTTGAGTCAATCATGTAGTAACCCTCACGAACCGGCGTGGTGCCAAGGTTCGGTGGACCACTAGGGAACGCCGTGATTGTTGGTGTGAACGTTTGCCATCCGGCTTCCGTCGTTTCGAGGTTACCGTTTCCGACTAGGATCCAAGTGTTGTCGTAAATCTTAATGATGTCAACCTTAGCTCCAACACCTAGAAGGGTTGCAACATACGGTTCGGGCCAAACCAACGTAACGCCTACCCCTGCGGCGACATGAACATCACCGGGCCCAGCCTGAATGATGCCAATTCGAGTGCCAACAGGGAAGTCTACGGAAGCGTCAGCAAGAATGGTGACTGTTTTAGCCGAAGAGGCATAGATCTCAACAAGACCTTCACCATCAGAAAGCTGAAGGTTATAACTATCCGTTTGAAAGTTAAGTGTAGCGTATCGGAGAAGCGTCGACCAAAGAACGTTGTAGTCTGTGCCGTCGACCTTAGCTAGAACCTGACCAGTAGTTCCTCCAGTTGGAAGACCAATACCGTCGGCTCCCGGATCTCCGTCAAGGCCCTGCGGTCCACGAACGTTACCTGCGTTAAGCGTGGTTGAGTCATGCTTGGTAAGGATCAGATCATCGCCGACCACTTCAGCATCAACAATAGCCGCTGCTTCAATTTCAGCCATTCTTGCTGCGGTCAAACCAGTAACTGTAGTCATGTTAGACTCCTATGAACTAGAAATTTCATACGTGTCTGCATCCAGATACGTAACCACGGCGCCATCAATCTCAAATGTAGTTTCATCTAACATGTAAACAAACTCGACTGGCCCTTCTGCGGACCAGGTACCGTCGCCATGATCAGTGATAACCACCGTACTTGATGTAGTGAGCATGTCAATTAATGTTGACAGCCCTGGAAGAGTAGGAGAACTGGTCTCCGTTCCATACAGAATATCTTCTAAGAACGCAAATCCTTCTTCTGCCATGTACCTTGAATCGGCAATAACATGTGCAGTAGGAGCGTAACCGTCAACTTTCTCTGGTTTGCTAGTAATCGACCACTCAAACTCCATAGGTGAAATATCATCAGACAGAGTTTCATAACTTAGCCCAGAGGGCACGGCTAGCAAGTTGTATAGAATGTGAATTTTATAACCTAAGTCAATTGAGTCCACATCGTCGCCAACGAGCGTACGATATGACAACCCAAAGGTTGGTTGCGATTGATGGTGGACACGAAGTCCAGGAATAGCCTCGCCGGTCCTTTTCCCCTCATATGTCAAGAATTCATCGGGGTATGTAAATGCCTTTATCTTTCCAGAAAAGTCATTTGTGAATCCTATATCGCCGTACTTTTCTCCATTGAAGAAATATGAATCGGCTCCTTGTATGGCTACTTCATCAACCGAAATAAGACCGTTCCAGGGAAGCCCCGTCCCATCCATAGGGTACAAGACGCCTCGATCCAACCCCGTGTCAAATATCTTTTCTCCAGGCTGGTCCCAATCTAATCTAGCCATGATTCTCCTAAAGAACTGCTACTAAGATGTCTGTTTGTGTAGGAAAGCTTGGCTCAGAAATATCGGTACCATAGAGCATGTCTTCGATATCTGAAATAGCTTCCGGGGAAGCAGTCAAAGAGTCAACGGTAAGATACGAAGTTGGGTTCCAGAAAGACACTCTTGGAGGAGTAGCTGAAACCTTCCATCGATGCTCTACAACACGAACTCGATCGTCAATTGTGGTTCTTGTCTTGTTCCCCGCCGAAAACAAGGCATTCCAAACAAAGTGAAGTTTGTAATCTTCCTCACCTGCTCGGATTCGATAAGCAAAGTCAAACCTTGTCCGAGGTTGCCCAGTTAAGTAGAACCCAGGAAGAGCCGCTGCTCGACCTAGTCCATCCAACATACTTTCAGGGAACCCATATGCTCTAACCTCGCCCGAATAGAACCCACCAAACTTTGAGTTCAAATAGGTCACACCTTCAAATGCTGAGTAAGCATCATCAGGTTGATCTTCATCTCTAGAAACTTCGATAAGTCCGTTCCAAGGAAGAACTTCATCGGTCGCATGTGAATGGATGACTCCTCGGTCCAGACCATATGCGAATGGCGGAGTTGAGTCACCCCAAGTTAACGGTGCCATCTCATCCCCTTGAGTTCTGTTGTGCTCGACGCTCTGCGTTGATGCGGTTTCTCTCGGCGATCATCTCAGCTCGAGTCCTCTTCTTTGGAGGAGAGTTTTTCACGTTACAAACCTTGATCAACGACAGCAGCTTGTTCAAGTGCCAATGTTGACATGGCTCAAACGGAATCGACAAAGCAACCATCCAATAGTAGATCAGTTCTGCAGTGATTGTTTCTCCAGAACCTCTCTCTTTTGGCATGTTCGGAAACGTAGTCGCAGATTGCTTTGACTCAATGTATCGATTGATCTGGTCCATGTTCTCTTGTGACATACCAAAGAACACTTCATCCGGAACGTTTGGGGTAAGAAGCATACACTTCAGATACCCAAACACTTCCTCTTTACTCTTTTCGCCTTTACCTAGAAAGGCTTTCTCATAAAGTGCTTCCCATTTTGACAGTGAGACCAGAGAATGCTCGAACTGCAACACTTGACTCGGAACTTGGATGAACTCCAAGGTAGCTTCGTTGAAGTGTTCGTCTGAAATTACTATAGTAAGCATTCTCTGGCCTCTTTCTGCCTAACGTCGGTTTACGGATCCCGAGTAAACGCCCAGTCATCATCGCTGAACGAGTTGAAAGCGTAGGAACCGTTGGTCGGCTCTGCCGTAATGGTCAGGTGACCACCAGCAGTAGCAATGGTGACCGTACCAGTAACCACAGCGTTCGTGTCGGCACGACGGTAACGCACACCAGTAACCGTAGGAATGGTGATGACACCAGTCGAGCTAACGAACGTCGGAGCAGTGGCGGTGACAAGAGTCGGGGCGCCACCGAACATACCAATAACCTCATCGGGAAGAGGAAGGCGAGGATCGGTAAGAGCCGTGCCATAAAGAGCCTCTTCGAGAGTCGCAAGGTTGTCAGCATCGACCAGGGTCGAGTCGATAACCAGAAGCGACGTGGGCTTGAGGTCGGTGACGGGGACGGCAGTGGTGGTGAACTCCCAGCTAAAGGTGATCGGCTCCGGAGAGTCGTTAACCGTAGCGTAAGCCTTCTCCGACGGGGAAGCCTGAGCACCATACAGAAGGTGCACCTTGTACCCGTAGTCGTTGCCATCAATGTCGTTACCAAGAAGCGTCCGGTAAGAAAGACCGAAAGTCTTTCGACGCTGCTGGGCCACGAGAACCCCAACCTCAGGGCTGGCCGTACCATCGCACTGACCAAACTCGTCAGGCCAGGTAAACGCCTCAATGGTCCCGCCAAGCTCCTCAACCGAAAGCAGGTTCAGGTACTTGATGTTGTCTGCATACTGAGCGTTAGCCTCGGCCCCCGAAGGACTCTCGGTAACAGTGGTAAGACCGTTCCAAGCAAAGCCGTCGCTGTAAACGCCGCCAGTAGGAATGTAAAGAACGCCTCGATCGACACCGGTCTCATAGAACCGGTCACCGTCAGCGTCCCAAGAAAGGACAGTCATAACTTCTCCTTAGAAGAATATGTTGTACACGAAATGATACACCTTGTCTGACACAAATGTTCGGTCAAACAAGCTCATGGGTAACTCGGCTATTTGTTCCGGAATCTCACTATCTGGATCTTTATCCAACACAGTAACCTGATATCCTCGCATGCCCTTGTACCGTTTATTGTCGGCAAACTTAGTCGCAGCCCTATCCCATCGATATACGATGCATGGATACTGCATTTCCAAGTTATTAGGGGGCTGAAAATATACATACTGGGAACCAAGAACATTTCGCAAGATTTCTTGAAGTTCTAGTCTATCTGCCACTAGTACTCCTAACTTTGCCTATTGTATAGCTCGCCTAGTGTTAGAATAAGGCGAGGGGGTTGGACTTCGACATTTGTCACGGTCCAGAGCCCCCCAAGCCATTTAACATACTGAATATGCACAAAGTTTTCGAATGCATACGCATCAGCTACTACACTAATAGAATGCGAAACGGAAATATCGCTGTTTACGGCCTCACCTTGCTCGAGGTTTCGAGCTAATCGTTTTATGTCTCCATAATAAGGCCGTTCAACGATACCTTCAACCCAGACACCAGATCCCGTAGGCGTTTCTACAGAACCGCCAGAATATCCAACTTCTCCGTAGAACTTAGTCACGAGATCCGACTCCTTAGTGAGCTATTAGCCCCGGTTACGGAAAGTCCAGCTCTTGTTAGCGCTGGAGGCGAAGTAGTAACCGGTCGCCGGGGTAGCGGTGACAGTGTAGGACTCACCCTCAGCCACGGTGTACGGCGAACCAGCGGCGTTGATCACAGTGCCAGCAGCGTTCTTGTAGACCACGCCAGTGGTGTTAGTGATGGTGACCTCGCCAGCCTCGGCATCGTACTCCGGAGCAGTCGGGGTGACCAGAACGTCATCGGTCGCAGCAGTGCGGAAGACCAGAGCAGCCATCGGACGAGCCAGAGCGCCCGACAGGCGGGTCTCCAGAAGGTATTTGTACTGGTTGTAATCAATGTCGAAGTCGTCCATCATGTTGACCTCGCCACCCTTGTCAGTACCGACGACATAGTCGGTCATGTTAACCAGGATCGCAACAAGCTCGTCGTCCTCGTCCATGGCCTCGACCGGAACGATCTCGGACACACGAAGAACCTCGGCAACCTCGGCCATCGTCTTGTAGATCTGACGACCAAGGGTGTCCTTGAGGGTCAGGAACTGCGAGATGATGGTCTCGGAGGTGAACATGGTCGGGAGACCAGAACCCTTGTAGCTCTTACGGTTGGTAATCACCGCATCGATGAACTCCTGAATGTTGGAGCTAGCATCGTTGAGGTTGATCGTAACCGTGGTGGTGTACAGGAAGTGATCCGTCGCAATCGGACGAATGTGAGTCTCCTGGATCTTGTCCTCGTGCGAAATATCCCGACCGTCACCGATCAGAATCGCTCGGGCAACTTCCTCATCAAGCATGACCCGCATCTCAGCACGCAGCCAAGCCACCACATCGAAGTCCTTGATGTCGACGATGTCATCTCGATCAAGCTTCTGCTTCTTGTAGATGGTCTGAGGCGTGGTCTCTCGCCGCATGATGCTGAAGAACTCATCCTTCTTCAGGTTCCCGGTGATGTAACCCTTGGCACGGGCCTCATCCTCGGTGATGTCGGCGAAGTGCGTACGCACTCGGGCGAACGGGCTCTTACGAGCACCGCCGATGACCTTCTGCACCCACTCCATACGGCGGGAAAGGAACTCGGGGGTGTTCTCCACGAGAGCCGCATCAGGGAACATCAGGTCGATGTTGTCGATACCGTGAGCAAGAGCGTACTCCTTCACGGCGTGCTTGAGCGAACCGGTTCGCTTGGCAGTCTCGACAATGCTCTCCACATCCTCGTGCTTCAGGATATGACGATCACTGCCACCGCTGCCGGCGTTCGACTCGAAAACGTTCATGGTGGTGCCACCCTCCTCAGAGTGCTGGATAACATTGGGGTCGGGCTCGTAGCCCTCGTCGCTGTGAGCAGCGGGCGCCTGCGCTTCGGCGGTAGCGGCCTGAATGGCCTCACCAACCATGAAGTGCACGACGGTCTTCTGCTCATCGCTCATGCTGTTGTAAACGTCCTCGACCGTCTTCTCGGAACCACTCGCAGCAGCGGGCGGGTCTTCGTGGGCGAGGGGCTCAGGGTTAACGCTGTTAGCCATTTCGGCTTTCTCCTCATCGTTGTCTTCTGTGTGAGCGATAGGAATACCCGTGAAGATGACTGCCTCGTCACCCAGGACCTCCTCGTCGCCATCGGCGTGACGGATCGTCACGTTGTCAATTAAAGCGCCAGGGTTGGCCCCGGCAAGGACCAAACTGACCTCTTTGATAGCCCCATGAGTGACCCGCTTAGCGGACTCAATGAGTCTGTTGGCCCAAATAGACATCATGTTAATGTCGCCGTGCTCGAGAAGAGCCGCCGCATGCTGTGCCTTCGGGGTCTTATTGAATAGACCGTACCCGTACACACCGTCGGGTCGGTTCTCAAGAAACACGTGCCCAAGCACGTTCTCTACATCATCGTGGCCATGCTGCCACACCAGCGGAACCTTCGTAGCGTCCTGGTGTTTGAACGCATCGGGCATGATCGTACGCCCGTCAGTGCAACGAAGGCCAGCCTTAGTAACGTAACCACTGAAATCTGATTCCATTTTGACTGTTCCTTTCAAAAGTTGATTGTTGAAACTAACTGGGCGTAAGTTTGCCAACCTCCAAAGCTGGAACCGTATTCGGATCAGCACCGTTAGCTGGAGGAAGAACCCCAGGTTGAAGCCCATTGAGCTGGTCATAAGCTTGTGGCATGTTACTGTTCATAAGTAAGTCTGCCTTTGGATCTTCAGCAGGGGCAATACCAATAAACCCTCGAATCTCGTTAGACGTAAGAATCTCATTACGAGTGAACTTATCAGCAATCTCAGCAAGCGTGCTGACCGGCACCAGCTTGAACGGGTCACGGTAGTACTTAATCCGCTCACCACGACGAAGCCCCATAACACCAAGGAAGCTCCGTTCGAAAGCCTCTCTAATTGCGTCAACGATAGGTTCTATCGTTCGGGTGTAGTAGTTCAGCATGGCAGCTTCGTCGGCAGTACCATTCATGACCGCCTCTGTAAGACCAAGCTGGTTATACAGGGTAGCAGTAAGATACTCAACCTGCTTCATGAGCTGGTTATCCAACGGTCGGTTAAGCTGAGTGATCTTTTCCGTGCCATCGGTGTAGGCGATACCATACTGGCTATCTTTAAGCTGAAACTCAACTTCTTCTCGACGCTTTTCTGCCTGAGCTTTACGAGCCTCAGACTTAATTGCATATGGAAGTTGAATGATCATATCCAACCGACCAGCAGAAAGCTGATCAACACTGTCGAGGAGGTTCAGCTTAGAAACCAAACGCTGCAAAGTTGAGTTCTTCTCGTTCATAACTGAATACAACGGGTTTTCAATGATTGCGATAGACCGTTTGTCTACAGTAATCTCTTCTTTCTTACCCGTTCGTTCATTGTAAAGATCAACTCGAACATGCTGAGGAAACCAAGCTTTGATTTCACCAACCCGCATGGTGTGAATCTGAAACCCACCGCTGTTGTTTGGATCGGGACTAGTGTCGACAGGAACAACTGCGACAACCCCTTTGTCAAACAACATCTCAATAAGACCCTGTCGAAATTGACGAGGTCCCTGGTCCATGTTTGGCTCTAGATTCAAGCAACGATTGAGCATACTGTCTGCTTGCCCAGAAAATCGCCCGGCGCTATCAACCTTTACGTGATGTAAAGGGATGGTTGCGGCGTCGATAGCCAAACGAGTATACACACCACCGATAATGGTTCGCTCAGACGTATACCTAGACGGAGTTCGATCGATTCGGCTACCATAACTAGCAGGCCCAAGCGTCAAAGTGGGAGGTTGTTCGTTGCTAGCACGAAATGCATTAACAACAGAAGTAATTCGGTCTAAGAAAGACATACTATGCACCTCCCATCTCTATGTAATTCGGCATGTGTACCCCAATCGTTAATCCGGCCTAATCGAAAACCCAGCAACAAACTTGTCGCTTAATGGGTCTGTCGGAGCAGCTGGAACCACAACGTTTCCGTTTGCAAATATCATGATCGGGGTAGCTTCTGGTAGATTAGCAAAGCTAGACCAGATACCCATACGCATGATGGTTGCATCGGGCCGATATCCAACAGGCAAGACAAAGGCCGGAGAAGTAAACCCAGCCATCCAAGCCTCAGTAATCTGAGCGTAGAAATCCACCCAAACAATACCGGTAGCATCCTTGAAATATCGAGGCGCCGTAGGAATCCCCAAGCCAGGATCAGTGACTTCTTCCCATCCACTAAGCAGTGTCGGAATAGTGTAATCCTCGTTGTTTGCATTCACAACAAGAACTGGCTCACCAGCCTCGTTAAAGAACGCTTTCTTTTCAGTAACCGCATGTGGATTGATGGTGCTTTGCTCGACGATGATCGTCTGTTGTACTACTTGATCGTTTGCCATAAAGACTCCTCACCCTAAATATAAAGCTTACGTGTACGCACCAAGCTGATGAAGGTTCGTCCCATCGTAGAGGAACACAACCACACCGTTGGCCGCCACAGCACACTTAGCCGCAGAAACAGCGGTCCCACCAAGAAGAATAGACTTGGCCGCACCGCCACCAAAAGCAATGGTGGGAGTCTCGGCGCTGTTTCCGTTGGTGAACTTAATAGCAACAAGAGTGCCACTAGTAGGGGCAGCACCAGAAACAGTCTTGGCAGCCGTACCAATAGCGGTACCAGTGGTTCGAATGGTGTGAGTAAGCTCTCCACCATCCTGAGGAAAGGTCAACTGATCGCCGGCCTCATTGAAGAGAGCGAACTTTTCAGTGATCTGGTTAGGGTCAGCGGTCTTTGAAGTAACAACCGCCTGAGTGACCTTGGTAGTCATGAGATTCCTTTCAGAATATGTTAGGGGTTTAACGCACGACGTGTGACGTTAATTGCGTTACGGCTAAGATTCGGGTCAAAGTTTGGCCGAATCGGAGGAGTAGCACCAGGCGGGTAATAAGTCATCTTACCTGCTTGGTTAAATATAACTCGAGAGCCCGACGTGGCTCGCTGGGCGGTTGACATTGTATTTCGGGCTGCGTTGCCCATGTACGTAGCAGCTTTGATGTATACTGCTGGGTTCGTCTGCATGTGAACAGCCAACCCACCAACCGCAGCTAGACCAACAATACCAACTCCGGCAACGACCGCAGTCTTTTTGGCCACTTGAGCACCACGAGCAACTCGAGGATCAGAAGTAGCATCTTGATACTTGTTTTGGCCTTGCCGAAAAACATCCACAATCTTCTTACGGATGCCCCAGTGCATACCTTTAACGCCGTAGTGGGCAAGGAAATCCTCACCAAGCTCTACGGAAGTGATTTCGTTCATGCGTATCTCCCATAGTCGAATATACGTGCGTCTCTTTGCCCAATCGAAATATCATGAATCACACCACGAACAAAAGCTGCGCCAATACCAACAGCTGCTGCTCCAGCCGGAGTCAAATATACCAGAGACGCAACCGCTGCGCCAGTACCAGCGGCGGTTGTCGCCAAAGCTCTATTTCGAACAAAGTTTGGGTTTTCTGCAGAAAACGGGTTCTTTGCCGACGTTAGTTTATCCTTTCGGATGCCCCAATGCATGCCTTTAACGCCGTAGTGGGCGATAAAATCCGCCCCAATATCGTGCGAAGAGACACCATCATCATACATCATTCAAATGCCTCCTTATTAAGCTTCCATGCGATATACGCATCCATTGTAGAAGAAACGTTGTCAATCTTTTCTTCTTTTCGCTTTTTCCAGAGCTTTCGGTTACCGTTAGTATCCTCAAGCGTGACGGCATTACCCATACAGAACGACATAAGCTCTTGATCGAAGATCAGTGCCCGTTGTTCACTCAGATTCTTCAATTCACCCAAAGGAACAGACTCAGTCTTAGACCCCTGAATAACTTTCTCAATCCCAAAGGACCCGTTTTCCTGTTCCCAACGAGTAACAAACTCTTTAGCATTGTAAGGGTCGTACCCAAGACAACGAACATCATACTCGTTGTTCTGAATCCACGAGTCAAGATCTTCGTACACTTCCATCATGTCAAGGTTTGTGCCATCCAACACATGAAGACTACCTTCAGAGATGAACTCGTTGTACTTCTCTCTGATGGCACCGTGTAGTTTCATCAATGTTACTTCACTGATGTAGCTTCGAACCTTGATCCCGAAAGAGCCGTTCGATAACGGGAACAATAGAGTAAACGCACAGAAGTCATCACCCTGTGAAAGGTCAGCGCCAAGGGCGCAAGGCTCCTGCCAGAACTCATGTTTGGGGTGTGGTATCGTCTCTTCATAAGTGAAGAAGTACGTGTACCCCTCCATGGGAATACCAAAGCGCTTTGCCAAGATGTCGTTCCTTGACGCCGGGGCTTTTTCAGCCCTTTCCACATCAAGATGATACACATCGTAGGTAACCGTCTTGCCTAGATTCGGATTCGCCTTAAGCCACATCTCGGGCATATCAACTTCTGCAATGTCGTCTAGCTTGTAGTGCCAGATCGAAATGTGAGGGGCTTGGTACTCGCCACGAAGAATGCTGGCGAGTTCCATTTTGATTGTATCTCCGGAACCGTTTCGGATGGTTCCTTCAGAACTAATCGCCACAATCAAGTAGTCATCCATCTTCGAAGCGCCCTGCTCAATTGCTCCGATAGGATCTTCTCGAATGTCTCCCGACAACCATTCGTCAACCGTAGACACTTTAGGTCGTAGACCCTGAAGTTTTGACACCGACATAGGTCGAATCTCTAACAGAGAACCCGTAAGAAAGTTCTCAATACCCTTCTTGGTCGGCACCAGCTTTTGGCGCATGGCCCTATTACCCGTGGTGTTCTGCAAAGACCCTTCGGTGAGGAACTTAAACAAGGGGCCACGGGCCCTAGTAATAGCCGTACGGAACGGCGACATAACCTCTTCCGCCTGCTTCATGGTAGGAGCAGTCGTGATCTGGTGTGTCGTAGAGGTGTCCACATTCAAGAAGTAGCTTTGGATGCAGTAGGCATACATGGACTTTGCGGCGCCTCGGGCTACGATGAGGTACTGTTTGGTAACCAGTCGTTTCTTGACTAGTTTCTTTCGGTACTTCCTCAGTTCGGGGTCGTAAACACTTCGCTCGACAAAGTAGTACCACCCAAACAGTTGCTCAGCCCAAAGCTTGAACGAATCCAAAAGATGCAAATCCGTACCGTCGGTAAGCGTTAACTCATTCTCACAGTACTTGATAAACCCGTCAATGGCTTTGTCATCGTAGTAGATGTTTGGGTTAGCGATCAGCTCGTCGATGCGATACATCTCTGAGATGATTTGCTCACAAACCGGAATCTCTTCCGCCATTACCCGATCCCGAAACTCGCCATAGTACACCGGTGTCGCTGTATTAGATAGTGCCAAGGCGAGCCTCCTTTGCTATCGACTGGCGTTGATTCGATCCATCTTTCGTCGACCCATGGTCTGAAGAGCAGCTGCAGAGAAGAGATTGGACAACCCGCCAAACTCTATAGCATACAAACCGCCGTTCAGACCAATTGCCCTGGCCCCAAAGTACCCAATTGCCGCCCCAACAAACGTCGATCCGGCATGGATTGCAGCGGTGACCCTGGGATCATATGGAACTTCACGACCATTAAACCCAGTATAAGTTTTATCCTTGCGAATACCCCAGTGCATACCAAGAACGCCATAGTGGGCAAGGAAGTCTTCGCCGAGTTCAACTGAAGTTAGATTTTCCATTTTGAATCACCTTTTTAGAAGTGGTTTATGAATTGTTACTGTTAATCCAAGTCGTTCTTTCGGACGCCCCAGTGCATACCAGGAACTCCGTAGTGAGCGAGGAAGTCTTTTCCGAGTTCGATTGAATGAAGCAATTCTAAACTCATGTCAACTTCTAGCTCCAGGAACTCCACGACCCTGCCTTGTAACCGGGTTCGGTCGTTGCCAAACCGCAGCATTACGATCCGGAGTATGGGTTACAAACATCCCAAGGTCGCCAATGGCCACCGTCATAATTACATCCATACGATCCCTAAACCGCAAAGCCGCACCACTCTTAAGTCTAGCATCCTGAGCATCTAGGCGAGCAAAGGCTTTGTTATAACTCTTTGCTTGACGCTTAGACCCCATAATTGCTCGACCAAGGGCAACTGAAGTTCGAAATTGTTTTCCGGAAGCAGCTAATTGTAGCATATGCCGTCGTTTATCGTTACGATCAAGAATGGCCTCACGGGCTCGTCCGATTCCTGGGTCTTTTCTAATACCCCAGTGCATACCTTTGACACCGTAGTGTGCGAGGAATTCCTCGCCTACTTCTACAGAAGTAAGTGCATCCCTCATCTTAATAAACTCCTCGTGGTCTAACCGGCGGCAGGTTTACCGGCGGGGGAGAGCCAGATTGTCCACCAAAGGTAGGAATACCACCTCCGTTAGCAAAGTAGCCCTTTACTGCTGCGCCAATAGTTGCAGTAAGCGCTGTACTGATAACCAGGTTAAGAGTTTGGTTCGCATACTTCGCCACCTGCTTCTTACCGGTTTTAACTGCGGGGTTAGCCGTCATATCTCGGTACTGCTGTTCAAGACGCATCCGATTCACAACCTTTTGCAGGTCAGCATCGGCCATGTCTCGAATAGAGTTTGCCGTGCGAGAAGCGCTAGACCCTCGGTCTTTGCGGATACCCCAATGCATACCTTTGACGCCGTAGTGCGTAAGGTCTGATTCCTTGATGATCTCCGAAATATAAATCTCACCCATAGGTCTATCTGACATATCCACCTCCTTAAGTTACACTTTCTTCACGTTGATACGAAAGACGAACGATAAGCTCGTCGAGTTGCTTGTCAATTGACGTAGACAGGAATCCAGTAGCTGGAGGATCAAACAACCTACGGACATAGAGATAGATATAACTCTTAATTCGAAGAGAACGAGGATCTGCGTCCAAATATGCAGACCATTCGTCCGTATCGTCAACTACCTCATACCCACCAGTAGGACCCACACCAATATCAGCAAGGGTAGCAATAGCTGTGTTGATATGCGCAATAATGTCCAGATCAAACGTGGTATACGACGGATCGATCCCCAACAGCTTTTTCGTTGTCTGAAGAATGCTAGCTTCAGGTTCTACTGGCATTATACCTCCTTTGATCTAATTAGGTTAACTCGGCAAGGTCATTGCTAACCCGAGCGATCTGGTTTTGAATATGAGCAAGTTGAGCTTTCAACTCTTCACCAGTAGCCTCGTCAGCCTCGTCACTTTCGGAAGCAACATTAAGTACGGTCCAAAGTCTACGCCAACGACGCTTATCACGATCTTTCTCCAGGTTGAACGCCTCAAGCTCTCGCTTAACCGATCGCTCTTCAATCTGAAGCATTAGAATAGCCATCTTAAAGAAATGGGCTTTTGCATCTGCGTCCATTACAAACTCTCCTTCATCACTAGTGTTGGAATAGGCCGGCCGATGAACACTGACGATGCCAGAAGTCCAAGACCTAAAGTGCCTAATCACAGAACCACCATCTCGACTACCTGCGCCGTTGGTGTTACCTTCAATGGTGATTAACCCATCACCTCGGTTTGCCTCAACGATTCCGACATGAGAAGTCCTGCCGATGAAGTTGAAGAACACAATGTCGCCAGGCTTTGCCTCACGAATGTTGACCTCACGACCCTTGGATCGAAACCATGCCTCGTGGCTTGGCGTGTATGCGAACCGTCCGATAGCTTCTTTGTTACCGGACTGATCTGCGCACCAAGAAACGAACATGTCGCACCAAGGACCAACCATACCATACCAAGCGCTGTACTTTACTCGGTTGGAATATGGAGGATCTTCGTGAACCCCGAGCTGACTCCGGGCTACATCAAGTAGGGCCTGGATACTGCTCATAGTCATTCACCACCGATCCTGGTTCTTGAGGAAGATGCTTTGTCTTGACCTCATCTTCATGAGACCGAGGACCATTGTCAGTATTGAGAAGTCGTTCAAACTGCTCTTGATCCGACAACGTTGAAATATCTTCTACGCTTTCCATGTTACTCCTTTACCACAACTTAGTGTCACCAGGAACTCGTTCAACGATGAGCGGTCTGGGTGGCTCGTTTCCATAGTGTATGTCGTTGTGTGTCTTGAGTGTGGTGGTGATCAAGTACTCGGGGTCTAAGATCCATGATTCATCATGAATGATGTCTTCTGCACTAATCGGGTTCATGTGGTGAACCAGAATGTCAGAATACACCTCATACCCAGGAACTCCAAGATCACAACCACCATCTCGAATGATGACTTGCTCTCGAACACTACGCCATTCTCTTGACCTATAAAACTCTTGGTTCAAATATCGATCAAACCCAAAGGTAGATCTACCAACCGTTCCACCCAGAACCAAATAGTCATACCTGTCAAAGAAGTTGTCAAACTGAACCAGCTCACGATAGCATCTAGTCGTCATAGTCATCATCGGGCTCGAAGTCGTCTTGCCCCTGATACCTGGCAAACGCATTGAGAGCGTCTTGATACAACTCTTCCACTCGCTGTGCGGAAGCCAAAGCTTCTACCTTAGCTTGGTCGAGTTGGTTGCCAGTAGCCAACCGATCTTGTTCGAGCCGTTCTCGTCTAGAACCCATCTTGAGAAAATGCGTCGTCTCTTGAGAAGTTGCCGTGCCTTCGTCAATCCGTCGTTCAACCAAGTCATACGCTTTAGCGATGATCTGGTCTTCTCGTTCTTCCGGAGACATTGCGGGCTTGAACGTTCTGGGTTTCCCCTTAACTGGCTCTTTCTTCGCAGCCACAAATATCTCCTTTCAACTAATAGGACGGAGAACCAACTGCGGTTTCGGGCTTGACGTCAGCCGGATTCAAATATGCATTCATACCTCGATTACCCCAACCAAGATGCACCCGGTCGAAGAGAATCTTGTTAGGTACTCGTCCATCAAGACTTCCGACTGGCCCCACGGTTACATG